GATCATCGTTCCCAACGTCGGCCGCATACGAGTTCTTGTGTGCAACAAAGTTACACAGCTCGATGCGGATATCGTAGTCGTTCACCTCGAGCTTGTCGGTCTCAATAAGCTGCTTGAGTTGATCGCACCCAATTCTCTTGGTTTTTGTGGTTGTTCGGACACCAGGGAGAGAATCCCTACCAGCCCAGACCATCACAACACCGTTCTTCGAGAAGACAACGTTTTCATATTCCAGATCGTAGTACAAAGCGTTTGCAACGCCCTCACCAATATCGTTGGTCTCAATGTACACAGTCGCCGAGTTGTACTCCATAGCAATCTTGAAGAGAACACCTGGATACAAAATACTCGAGATTGTGTTATTTTTGTATCTGAAGGCCACAGAATATGGAAGCGTTGTAATATCTATAACCAAGAAAGCAGAGTAATTCCCGCCTGTACCCCGAGAGGTATCAACGGTCATGACGTATTTATGGTTTGGAATTGGGCGGGCATAAACCGCCGTGGTGTCGTTTGCAACGAGTGGGCGGGCGGTCGGGATATTCTTTAGCTTCACCGAGGAAATTAGCGTGTTAGAAGATCCCAGGAATTCACACAAAAATTCCTGGGCAAATTTGACCGCGCCAAGAACAGAAAGTTGCTCGGCTGCCCAGGCTGCATCTCGCCAAGGAACCGCAGTCCAGTCGGCTGACACAGTAGCAAATCCGTTGATGCCAGCGATCGCCTCTTCCCACATTTTGTAGAAGTGGTTCATGCCGTTTGGCGTGGAGATAACCAAGAGCTTGGATGTTTTACCCGAGGAGATTGTTGGATACACCGAGGTAAAGAACTCGTCGGCTAGCTTGCTGTTCAAGAATGCAAACTCGTCCAGCGCCAGTAGGTTGATCGTGAAACCTCGGATGGCACTTCCGGATGTAGCAGATGCTAGAATACGCGAGCCGTTCTCCAGAACAAACGAGCCCTTGTTCCATTCTGTAACTCCGTGCTGGAGCCAGGCTGGTAGATGCTCGTAGGCCAATTGAACCTTGGCTAGAATCTCTCGGGCGGTTGCTGCCTTGTTGGCCAGAATGGCGCAAGTTTTTTGGTCGTTGAAGATGATGTAGTGGCAGAAGAAGGCCGCGGTTGTGGAACTTTTGCCGCACTGCCGCGCCACGCGGGTGATCAGCTTGTTGTTGTTCGTGGCCTTCTCGATGATTTCCTTCTGGAAAGGGTACAGCTTCATGGGCTGAAGGCCATGATCCAGAGTTACAATCTTGATGTACTTCTCGACAAAGTATATCGGATCATCCCTACATTTTACCCACTCTGACATCTGCTCGGCAGTAAAGCCAAGCCGAACACCGGATCGCCGAAGATTCCGGTTACCGTTGTATCCGTTGTTGGTGTTATCTAACTCCGCCATCAGTCCCAAAAATCCACTATAGTTTTGTCGACAGGATCTCCGATGGCAGTGTGAGTGAGGTCTGGGGCCCCTGGCTCCAGGGCAGCTCTCACGCCCACGTCGGTACGAGTAATTTCTTTGGCCAAACCGATGCCACGATACAAATTTATCTTAGCGGTAAAATCCAGTTGATGGGTAGTGAGCGATCGAGTAGTAAAGTCACCCTCAAAATCACCCTGGGAAGATACCGAGTTGAGAACAACGGGGACGTCTTGCAGCAGTCCCATACTGGGAATACCCACCACCGGTAGCATATACTCTGGCACGAATACCGGAAGAATCTGCTCGATAAGATTCAACCCATCCTCCGAGCCCTTAGTGAGAATGAACAAGGATATTCCAAGGTTGTAGGGCGTCGGAACAAAAGTTCCGTTGACGGTACCATCAAGGGCTTTGGATGTAACCTTGTTGTTCTTGCTTTGGAATCTTGAAGGGTCGTAGCTATAAGAAGTTATCTCGAAGGCCATCCTAGGGAGAGTTACAGCTACCTGATTCTCAAAGTTTGTTTCCTGCCGGAGTCGCACGAAGATCTTTTCCTTGCTCCCGTAGGTAATGGGCACTGCAATGGTCTGAGCCAGAGTACCATCAGAGTTCAGTCGCTGTAAGCGAACTTTCGAGAACAGGTTGCCAAACGAGATGACGGTATTCTTGATCGTTGTGTGGTAGAATGGCTGCTCGAACATCAAAGATCCCCGAACGGATTACCGCTATTCCAGTTGAGAGGAGTGCCACGATCCTTAAATTTGTTGTTGTCGGCCCCGCGCGGCAGGGTATCAATGACAGGGCGGATTGTGGTATCTTGAGTGTGAGTATCCTCGATGGCGTCGATTTCGGCAATGCCGGTTTCGATCCGCTCGCTGGCGTAGTTGAACAACTCGATGCTGAGTTGGTATGTGTACTTTTGTCCGAGCTGGTAGAAGGGGCTCTTGTCGTTCACAAAGGTGATGCTGAACAAGCCCTTGGTCATCGGAAGATAAACTAGATCACCCTCACATGGGCGATTTGGAAGAGTAGTAACTCCGTGCTGCCCGACCGCTGCCATCCAGGCACGACTCGAGATGGTAAGGGTGGTGTTGGATTCTATCTGGAGGCCGAATTTAGACGCGAACGAATTCTGGCCTTGATACCCGTCAACGTCGACCAGGTAGGCTAAAATTGGATAGGCTTCTCTGAACCGGCTCAGCCGATCCTCACCGAGAATGTTATCTTCAAATACCAGAGTTCTTGGGATGTAGAAAGCATCGATCGACTGAACCGCGATGGCTTCTTCGTGAAGCATGTCAAGGATCAGGTTCTGATTGTCGTAAATCCGTGGGTGGATTCTTAGTGATGTTACCATTAGCAGTGGTCTCCAGCTGGATCAAACATATCCAAGAGATTGGTACAAATCCACATGGCCCAAACCGAGCGCCATCCACTATTCTTAGCAACGTATCTTTGAAGCCTGGCTGTAACAAGGTATTCGTTTCTTCGTGGCAAATCTCGGAACACAATGCATGCTACTGTGTATTGAAAAACCACATCCACAATGATACCAACAAGGACCAATGGATACGCCAAAATCTTTGTAATGCCCTCGAGCCGACCATCAAGGTGAGCCCGATAGCATCCCATTACGGCAATATAGAGGCACCAGAAAATGTATGTAGCCAAGACCACATACCCAAAATGCACAAGATATTCTAGCTTAAGTTCAACCATAATAAATCCCGGTTGGGCTACTATTGTTGATAATATCATCCGCTAGTTCATCATACTCTGATTTGGCAATTGAATACATTTCACCCCCATCTACTGTCACCCCGCCGGGTAATTGTATGTTGGCAAATTTAGAATAAGCAGAAGCCCATTGCATTTTGAATCGAGCTACACATATGGATTTGAACGTATGATTGTTCCAGAACTTTGTGTTAACCTCAGGATCCATGACCGCATAGCAGTCCATGAGAATCCAGAGGCCCACCGAGACTCGGCTGTTCCAGTTCATGTCAATATAAAGTTTGTCGCTGTTACGGTTGAACCTAAACTGCCGCTTCACGTTAAGGATGTCGTTCATCATCGAGAGAGTCTGCATCATCTGGGTGTAGTAAACTAGACCGCCAGAGCCAGTACTCATTGCGCGAAACTGATCGGAGGACCGCATCTGGTATTCCACGTCAAAGATGCTCATCTGCGAGCCGTTTGTGTTTGTTACACTGAAGAGCTCGTTCACGCCCCAGATATACAGGGGCACCGTGATGTACTTGTTGTCAATATCCAACTGAGTAATCTGATGTTTATAGAAGTACCGGTCGGAGCCATCGAAATAATGCTCCTGCATGAAGGCTAGGCAGTCGTCGATACAGTCGTCCATCGATTCATCTGTGATATCGATTTGAACCAGGGGAGCGCCAAGGCGCCGCAGGCAGTACTTCTTCAGATCTTCTCGGGATGTAATCATAGCCATTTTGTTGATTTTCTATATTTATACGGTAGTTGCTGTATACCACCCCAGTGTGAGTTAAACCGCGGGCTAAGTTGTTGATTCTAAACGGGATTTCCGATCATTTTCTGAAAAAGTTAGGTTCCTAAGAAGTCCGTACAAAGTGTTACATCAAGATTATTACTTGGAACCTAAAAACCATGGTATAATACCTTTAGGTGGTTCGGGTTGCTGCTGTTCGTTAATTGACGTTCACATTGGGTGAGCCCGTGATTGTAGTATTCCTCTTACTATCCTTGTCCATTACTCTGTGAGCGGCTCTGCCATTGATGAACACATTCGGTGATCCAGTGATGGCTGTATTCCTCTTACTATCTTTGTCCATTACTCGATGTACTGCCCGCTCATTTGCATAAACATTGGGGGAACCTGTAATCTTGGTGTGGCGCTTACTATCCTTATCCATCACACGGGCTATTGCTGGCATATCAGTACGGGGTTGGATTAGCTTTTTCGCGGGCCAATGGAACCAGTTGGTTGTTATCCCGTAGAGCAAGTGCAAGAAGCGCCCGTTCGGTTTCATCAATAACATCGTTCACAAAGATACCCGCCGAAGGCGTTTCGGCACGAACCTTGATTGAGGCCAGTGAGGCAGCCAGATCTGCTAGTGAGGCGACCAGGCTAGCCATATTCGCGTTCGCGGTAGTTGCGGTTCGATCGGCAATATTTCCATTTACAATTAGAACTGCATTGGTCATCGCCGCAGCCTGCTCTGTATAACTAGCCGGTAACGATGTTGTTGCAGGCCTAAGAGTATAAATGGTATTAGCAGTAAATGAATTGGGTCCAGTAATACTAATATTACCAGCATCATTATCATTTACTGTATAGTTACCGTATTGTGATCCGATGGTATGAATTGCCATATTTTATCTAGATTAACCTCCGACTGCCGGGGTATTAACGACAACTGGATTAACAATAGTTGGTGCAGATTGGGTAACAACAGCGATGGAGGCAGTTTTAATCATTTTATTCCTTGGCTGAAATTATTTATCAAAGTTAACATTGTGCTTGTTTACAAGCTGAAGTAAGCATGGATCAATACGCCAAGCGTCTTTATATCCGAGCATTTCTGCACAAGCCTCACTACACATTACGCGCCCCGACTTGTCCGGTATAAACCAAGCAATGAAGCCTATAATTAGTTGCCAATCATATAGCATACCTTCATTGAACTTTACCCAGAGTGCAGCTTTAATTGGGTCACCCGTTGTATCATCAAGATGCCACTTTTTAGGATCAAGTTTAATTCGTTTAAATCGGACGCCACCTAGCTTACCTGGTCGCGCATTACTCCATAATGGAATATGATCTAAACCAGTGCTCGAGGCGCACCAGACTTGCCCATCCTCGTTGGGCTCGGTCGTGCCGTCGGGCATGAATGCATCCACCCCATCACCGGGTTCAAACGCGACCTCGGTATGCGAGTAGATACCCTTCAGCCGGTAGCGGATGAGAATGTTACCCAGCCCCATCAACCCGGCTTTTGTGCCGTAGTAAGAGGCTAGTTTCATGCTGGTCTCTCGGCTGGCAGGATTGGTGCATCCAAGATTTCCAGAGCGCGGCCTACCCCAAGAAGTGTAGCAGCTTCCAGCATCAACACACCAGCGCGGGTGTCTGCCCGGTCAAGATCAACAAACGTCGCAGCAGCCAAGTCGGCCTGATTCGCCCGCAGTGCAGCGGCTTGGGCACGCGCTGGCATCGGTGCTGCCGGGTTATCAAGGCCCGCGATTTCAAGCGTCACTTTTTCTGCGGTGGTGAAGCGGTTGCGGAAAGCAAGCCGGGTGATGCGTCGGCTGGGCAACAGTGTCAGCACGCCCTCGGCAAAGCTGTACTCACCCAGGCGCAGCACATCAAAGTCAGCAGGCGCGTCAATGAACGCATCCGGGCCGGTGTAGGCGTCGGTGGCGGTGCCTGCGATTCGGTTGTTTTGGATCAGGAGTTTCATGATTTGCCTTTAGATGTCGCAGCGCAGGGTGCCGACAAACCACGTCCAAGGGGCGCCTACGTTCGTAACCGAGAACGGCGTAACCATGGGCATAGCAACGTTGTATTGCGTGCCAGCTGATCCATTTCCCGCGCCGGTGGCGGCTTGGAACATTGAGACGCTGGAGCCAGCGCGTCGGGTGGCAATGTTCACGCCAGAGCTTGTGCCGTTTGAAGTGCTCAGGCCCACCACGATGTATGAGCCAGCTGCGTTTAGTCCGGCGATTGCGCCCGTGGTGCCAGCAGATAGCGCGTATTGAGGCGCGGCGCGCATGGCGGTCAACGCGGTGGAAGATGTGGCAATAGCAGCGAGTGCTGTGTCGCTGTTAAAGATTGCCATCTTCGCTGTGCTGGATGCAATCACTGCTGTCATAGCCACGCTGGATGCAATCACTGCTGTCATAGCCGTGCTGGATGCAGCCACCGCTGTCATGGCCGTGCTGCTGGCGGCCACCGCTGTCATCGTCACATTGTTTGCCGTGATTCTTCGGACCTGCCCCGGAATCTCCAGCAGAACCTGCAATTCTCCCCGGCGCGAATTGTTCGCCAGCAGCGTTTGCAGTTGCGCACCTGTTAGGGTGCCGTTTTCGAGCGCATTCAACATGCGCATTGCGGAAATCATTGCCATTTTTTAGTCCTTATGTTTTGATAACGGTGATGGGCCAATCGGCCCGAACTGCGGAATTGGTAGTGGCTGCTGCCGCGCCCGCGCTGGCGTTGGTGAGCATGATGGTCACCGTGTCGGCTGCGCTGACCCAGGCGTGATACGACAGACGCGCCGTATTTCCTGCGGTCTCGCCTAATTGGTCGGGCGGTGTGGCAATCACTCGGTCGCCAATGGCTGCGCCGGTTACGGTGCCGGTGAAGCTTGCGCTGGAAATCGAGGCAAGTGTGGTGATGGCGCATGTAGCGCTGCCGGTCAGCACGCGGGCGGCGAAGCTAGGCAAAAACCGCGCATCGAACTCAAGCTCACCGAACCGGGTCACCGTGTCGTAGGAATCG